GGGGCACCCTGCAGCGTGTCTTGTCATCGAAGGACCGGCTGGAACAGATCGCCAATGACATCATCATGGACATGGAGATGAAGCCGCGCCTGAAATCGGGTCGCGGCAACGCCATGCTGGTGGCGGGTTCGATCCCTGAGGCTTGCCGGTTCTTCGAGATATTCAGGAATTCCGGGTCAGAGCTTACCAAGAAATGTGCGATCGTCACGTCCTACACGCGCAACGCCTCGGAACTGACCGGCGAAGAGGCGGGGATGGGCGAGACGGACAAGCAGTACGTGTATCGCGTCTATGACCGCCTGATGACCGATCTCGGCACGGATGAAGAGGCGTATGAAGCAGACGCCCTGCGTAAGTTCCGCAAGGAACCTGCGCAGATGAAGCTCCTGATCGTCGTCAGCCGGTTGCTGACCGGGTTCGACGCGCCGACCGCGACGTATATCTACATCGACAAGCAGATGCGCGATCATGGGTTGTTCCAGGCCATATGCCGGGTGAACCGGCTGGACGGTGAGGACAAGGATTTCGGATACGTCGTCGACTACAAGGATTTGTTCAAGAACATCGAAGCGGCTGTGGACGACTACACCTCCGAGGCGTTCGATGCGTTCGATGCGGAGGACGTTGAGGGGCTGATCTCGAACCGAGCCGAAAAAGCCAGCAGCGACCTGACGACAGCACGAGATGCCTGGTTCGGGCTGCTCGATCCGGTAGAGCAGCCAAAGGGAGATGATCAGATCCTCGCGTATTTCTCCAGCCCGCATGGTTGGGACGCTGATCCCGATGCCGAGGAGAAGGCGCGGCGCCGCCAAGCGCTGTACAAGCTTGCCGGCGCCTATGCGCGAGCCTTTGCGGCTGTTGCGGAGGATCCGGCCGCCAGTGGCGTGAATGATTTGCAGCTGACGCAATATCGAGGTGAAGTCGAGCATGCCATGTCCTTGCGGGATGCAGTGCGGCTGCACAGTGGTGACGCGGTCGACATGAAGCAGTTCGAGCCGGCAATGCGGTATCTGATTGACAGCTACGTCAAGGCCGAGACGTCCGAGGTGATATCGCATCTGGATGACATCAGCCTGATCGATCTGGTGGCAAGCAAGGGTGCCGCTGCGGAAGATGCGCTGCCAAAGTCGCTCAAGAACAAGCGCGAAAACGTTGCCGAAGCCATCGAGAACAACGTCCGCCGGCTGATTATCGACGAAAGCCCCGTGAACCCGAAGTTCTATGAGCGCATGTCAGAATTGCTGACAGACCTTGTTCAAAAGCGCCGCGACGATGCAATCGCTTATGCAGAATACCTCGAGAAGATCGCCGATCTCGTCCGATCGGTGAAGGCGGGTCATGGTGGAGAGTATCCGTCATCGCTAGCGAGTTCAGGGAAGAAGGCGCTCTACGACAACCTGGATCAGGACGAGGAAAAAACTTTGTCCATAGATCAAGCAGTACGTGAAACCGCGCAGACCGGATGGCGCGGCAACAAAATGAAGGAACGGATGCTTAGACGGAAACTTGCCGAGTTCCTCGACAGCAATGAGACTATTGACCGCATATTGGAGATCATCAGGTCACACGATGAATACTGAACTGATTGAGGTTGCGGGCCTCTCGATTGAGTTGGTCCGAAAGCCTATCAAGAACCTGCATATCGGCGTTTACCCACCGGCAGGACGCATTAGGGTCGCGGTGCCTCCAGCGGTCAGCGAGGATGCCGTTCGAGTCGCCATCGTGACACGCCTTGGCTGGATCAGGCAAAAGCAACGCGAGTTCGCGGGACAGGCCCGGGAATCTCAGCGTAAATACATCTCCGGAGAAACTCATTACGTCTTTGGGAAAGCGCTTCGTTTGAAGGTCCGTTCCCAATCTGTACGCCGCGTTTCAATCGCTCTGGAGGGCACGGATAGATTACTGATGTTGGTCCCAGAGAAAGCGACTGCCGCCCAAAAAGAAGAATGGCTTTCCCGATGGTATCGCGGCCAACTTAAAGAACGGGCTGCTACTCGGATCGAGAAATGGGCAGTCCACTTGAGTGTGCCTGAACCGAGGTGGGGCGTGCGCCGCATGCGCACAAAATGGGGCAGCTGCAATCCGGACAAAGGGCTTGTCTGGCTGAACCTCGAACTTGCGAAAAAGCCGCTGACGGCTCTCGATTACGTCATTCTGCATGAAATGGCGCATTTTGTGTCGCGCAGGCACGACGATGTTTTTCTCGGCATTCTGGATCGCAACATGCCCGGATGGCGTCAGGTGAGGGGGGACCTGAACGCGTTGCCGCTCGCGGCATGATGCCTCGCGACACCTTCAGACGGTCGGCACCGCGGGCGGCCGTGGTACGACCGGCTCGGCATCAGTGAACAGGTTCGGAAACAGGCGTTCCCGGTAATCCAGCGGGAACGCAATCCGGACGGGCCCCTTCGGCGTGGTCGATTTCAGAAACCCGCCTTTTGTCAACTCGCTCAGATCCTGTCGCGCGGCGCGATCTGACACACCGGTGACAAAGCGCGCATCACCGCGTGCCATTTCGCCATGTGAGAGCACGTGAATGATCAACTGCGGAAGGCGATCTTTCCCTGGATAGAGATCTTCCATGAGCCGGGCGTATCGTGTCTGGAGCGCGCGTAGATCGAACATAGCCTCGGTGAATCGGATCTGATCCAGCATGACGGTCAAGAACCATGCCGAGAATGTCGTCAGGGCGGAAAGCGACAGGTTTCCGCGGCCGTCACGGTCTCCGCGACGCGGCTGATCGGCGCCATCCATCTGCTCTTTGTACTCGGCCGGATCCGCGAGCCCGCGTGCCAATCCACGGCTGATCGACCACAGCCCATGCCCGCCGATGCCCGCGGCTTGGCACATGGCGTGCGACATCAGCCGGCTCACACGGCCGTTCCCGTCAAGGAACGGGTGGATATAGTTCAGTCGGTGATGCGCCGCGGGAATGGAAAGAATTTTGCCTGTGGCACCACGCGTGAGGCCGCGGTAGCGCTGGGCAAAGTGCTCCATGAACGCCGGCAAGCGATGCGCAGATGGCGGCAAATGACGCCCCACCGCCACTTCTTCGTCCTCCCCGCGGAAGGCACCGGGAACGACCGGCTTTGCAACACCCTTATGTTCAGTGACACGCAATTCTGCGGGCATGGCGTCATAGAAACGCCGGTGCAGATCTTGGATGAAATGCACCGAGGTCGTCTCAGGTAGCGCGCCATGCGCGAATTGTTGGTCGATCCAGGCCTGTACGCGGACATGAGCGGCGGCCTCTTCCGCCAGGGGGCGGCTTTCCACTTCATCGAGATGACCTGCCAGCGCCGCCTCGATATCGCGCGGCCGCGTGTTGTGTCCCTCGATGAGGTTGGAGTAATACGCGTTCATGATACGGGTCATGCCCCGGAGTTCGGCGGCACTGTCAGGATGAAGGCGCCGTCCCAACGCTTCTGCGGCCGAGCGGATCTCCAGAATGAGGTCGGTCAGTGGCACGGGGATCGACTCTTCAATCCCGCAAGGCTCGATGCGTGCCGGTGTTTCGAGGGTCATTCTGCCGATCTTTCGATACAAGATAATTGCGTGTTTATTAGCATTTAGCCGACTGTTGCGCAAGCTTCTGCCGATCTGTCGCGCCGATCGTCTAAGCCGATCACTTGGCTTGCCGCATCCCCGTCAATCAACGTGCTACCCCCCTCCCAATGGTTCCTCCCGGGCGCGATCCGTATACGGGGGGGACGAGCGCGCCATTTCGCTAGCGACTGGATTCCTCACCGGGGAATCCACCCTGAAGCCACCTGCGGCAACGCCCGAAATTATTCTTCGTGATAACAGAAGTTTGCGCGGCATTTTTTCGTGGCCAAGGGTGGATTTTACTATTTCAGTCAAGAATCCACCTGAGCCAGTTTGAGGAGGCCACCTGCGCTGGAAGCCACCCCGTTTCAGCAGGTCTCAAGGGGCTGGACAGAACTTGTTGATTCCAGGTCAAAAAATGGTTTGACATTTCTAGCCCCCTTGACGTACCCCTTGATAATCGAGGAATAGCGTCCGGAGGGAACTCCTCGCGGGCGTTTTCTTTTTCCCCATAACGCGGATCCCGACTCTGCCGCCGGCCATCCCGGCGGCGCGCATGCGTTTGTCCGCCTTGCCCCAAATCAGAGACCCGCCCCATGGACCTTGTCTTCGCGCCAAGCGAGATCGAGACGTGGCCGATCGACCGGCTGCGCCCCTATGCCCGCAATGCCAAGATGCACGGCGACGACCAGGTGGCGAAGATCGCCTCCAGCATGGCAAAGTTCGGCTGGACAGTGCCCTGCATGGTGGCCGACGATGGCGAGCTGATCGCCGGGCATGGCCGGGTGCTGGCGGCAACCATGCTGGGGCTGAGCGAGGTGCCGGTGATCCGGCTTGGTCATCTCGACGAGGCGGAACGCCGGGCCTACCGGATCGCCGACAACAAGCTCACCGAGCTGGGCGAGTGGGACGAGGCTATGCTGCGCGACGAGATCGCGGGGTTGCTGGCAGAGGATTTCGACCTGACGCTGCTGGGCATCACCGACGAGGACCTCGATGCGCTGCTGCAGGACCCCGAGGCGCTGGGTGGGGATGGCCCGGTTGAGGGGGAAGACGATGTGCCGGAGGCTCCGGTCACGCCGGTATCTGTCGCGGGCGACCTTTGGCAACTCGGTGCGCACCGGCTGATCTGCGGCGACAGCACGTCCGCCGATGTGATCGGACAGCTGCTGGGCGATGTGAAACCTCAGCTGATGGTCACCGACCCGCCCTATGGCGTCGCGTATGATCCAGGCTGGCGCAACCAGGCGGGCGCGGCCAGCACCAAGCGCACGGGCAAGGTGCTGAACGACGACCGCGCCGACTGGCGCGAGGCCTGGGCGTTGTTTCCGGGCGATGTCGCCTATGTCTGGCATGGCGCGCTGCATGCCGGAGAGGTGGCCGACAGCCTGACCGCGTCGGGCTTCGCCATCCGGTCGCAGATCATCTGGGCGAAGGACCGGCTGGTGCTCAGCCGCGGCGATTACCACTGGCAGCACGAGCCCTGCTGGTATGCCGTGCGCGCAAAGGGAAAGGGGCATTGGGCGGGGGATCGCAAGCAGACGACGCTGTGGCAGATCGCCAGCCGCGATCAGGATGCCGAGACCGTGCACGGCACGCAGAAGCCAGTGGAGTGCATGCGCCGCCCGATCCTGAACAACTCGGCCCCCGGTCAGGCGGTCTATGAGCCCTTCATGGGATCCGGGACCACGCTGATCGCAGTGGAAACCACCGGGCGCGTCTGCTACGGTGTCGAGCTGAACCCGGCCTATGTCGATGTCGCCATCGAGCGTTGGCAAGCCTTCACCGGCGAGGACGCGGTCCTGACGGAGACCGGCGAGAGTTTCGTGGCGCTGAAGGCGAAGAGGCTTGCCGCATGACTGTGCCCCTTCTGCCGGGCCAGATCGCGCAGTGGCCGTTGGCCAGTCTCAAACCCTATGCGCGCAATGCCAAGACCCACGACGCCGACCAGGTGGCGCGGATCGCCGCAAGCATGGCCGAGTTCGGCTGGACGGTACCCTGCCTTGTGGCTGCGGACGGCGAGTTGATCGCAGGCCATGGCCGCGTCCTGGCCGCCGCACAGCTGGGGCTGACTGAGGCGCCGGTCATCGTGCTGGACCATCTGACCGAGGCGCAGCGTCGGGCCTACCGGATCGCCGACAACAAACTCACCGAGCTCGGCGGCTGGGACGAGGCGCTGCTGCTGGAAGAACTGCGCGGGTTGCTGGCCGAGGACTTCGATCTCGGGCTGATCGGCATTCCCGAGGACGAGCTGGACGCCCTGCTGCATGATGCCGATGTCGACGACCGCGCGCCCATCGACGATGACACCGCGGACACGATCCCCGAGCCCCCGGCCGAGCCGATCACGCGCCCGGGCCACATCTGGGCGTTGGGCGACCACCGGCTGATCTGCGGCGATGCCACCGATCCGGCGGTGGTGGCGCGGCTGATGCAGAATGAGGCGGCCACACTGGTGTTCACCTCCCCGCCCTACGCGCAGCAGCGCGACTATGGCGCAGCAAAGGAGAATCTCGGCGATTGGGATGCGCTGATGCAGGGTGTCTTTGCCGCAGTTCCTGTCACGGGTTCCGCTCAGCTTCTGGTTAATCTCGGCCTGGTCCACCGCGATGGCGAGTGGATCCCGTACTGGGAGGGCTGGGTCGCCTGGATGCGCACGCAAGGGTGGAGACGGTTCGGCTGGTATGTGTGGGATCAGGGGCCGGGCCTACCCGGCGACTGGAATGGGCGGCTCGCGCCCTCGCACGAGTTCATCTTCCACTTCAACCGCGCGCCGCGCAAACCGCACAAGACCGTGCCCTCCAAGCACGCGGGCGAAACCCTCGGCGGCGGTGGGCTGCGCACGACGGAAGGCCAGGTCAGGCCCAAGACCGGCACCGGCAACGCGATCCAGAGCCACCGCATTCCCGACAGCGTCTTCCGCGTCATGCGCCACAAGGGCGGGCTGGGGGCCGCCGGAAAACACCCCGCGGTGTTCCCGGTGGCGCTGGTCGAGGCGGTGCTCACGGCCTTCACCGATCCCGGCGATCTGGTCTGCGAGCCGTTCTGCGGCTCGGGCAGCCAGCTGGTCGCGGCAGAGCGCGCCGGGCGACGCTGCTACGCGGTCGAGCTGGATCCGGCCTATTGCGATGTGGCCGTGCGGCGCTGGGAATTGGCGACCGGGCGAACAGCCAGTCAGATCCTCGAACAAGAGGAGGCAGTGAAACCTGCGCGCCGCAAGAGGACGCGCGCATGACGCAGTCGCGCCGCATGTCGCTCATCGAGGCAATAACCAACGTTGCGGTGGGTTATGCGTTGGCGGTCGCCTCGCAGATCGTGGTGTTCCCATGGTTCGGTGTGCAGGCGAGCCTCGGCGAGAACCTGGCGCTGGGCGGGGTCTTCACCGGCATATCGCTCCTTCGCAGTTACGCGCTGCGCAGGCTGTTCGAAGCCGCGCAAGGACGATAGCGTGCGTCGGCAGTGCGGACAAAGCGGGCATTGGTCAGAGGCCCGGCGGCCTGATGATCGCAAACGCCCTCACGTTACCTAATGAACTTGCAATCCTAACCTGTGTTAGTGGGACGCCACATTTTAAGCGGTATGAACCGCCTGTTTGCTGCGGTCGGAGGAGGGCTGCGGCGGGCACGACAGACGGAGCTCGTGCGCTTTTTACGAGAACCATTCAGTTGCGTCCAGGATTTGTAATTTTGCGATGTTTTCAAAAGTCATGTTCATGAGTTCCGTCGGTTGCCCCCCAAGGCAAGCTATTCGATGTCCTTGAATGGGAAGGGAATGAAATGAACATTATTCAGTTGAATAGGCAGCTGATCGAGGTCGAGCGTCTGATTGCTTCGGATGGCTATGAAGCGAAAACGCAAGGCATGGTTCTATTGCGCGATCTGATCGCCACCTCGACGCCGAGGCCCGTCCCCACGCTCCGATTGGTTGATGACGATAATCGTTTCAACAACAAGCCTGTGTGAACGCGGTCGATAGGAACCACGATTCACGAGACGACCGCTCGGCACCTTGCCGCTCCGGCCCGTTTGCGGCATAACGCCTCCTCAGTCTCATCTTGAAAAAAAGATCGATCAGGGCTCCAAGCCGTCACCTGACCCTTTTGGTCGGACTTGGCGGATCCCCAATCAGCCTGACCGGCGGCAGCGTGGGATCGTGTCACGCGATTCGATGCACCGTTCCTCGTCCTTGTTCCTTCGCTGAAGTGATCGCGAGACCGAGCTTCTTCTTGAGCCCGCCCGAGATCATGCCTCTCGCTGAATGCGGCGCCCATCCCGTCACCTCGACGATCTCACCAATGGACGCCCCCTCGGGCCGCTGAAGCAGCGTGATGATCTGGGCCTGTTTCGTGCCTGCCCGGACGGCGACGGGTTTTGGGGCATCGGTCGATTGGGGCGTCGGCGCGGGATCCGGCCTGGCCTTGCGCGGATTGGTCACCGTGTTGGCCGCGACCGGCTCGATCCCGATCGCTTCGAGCCCGGCCTCGGTGGCGACGAGCGTGGTGCCATGACCATCGCCGGTCTCGCGCCAGAGCGGATCACCGCGGCGCAGGTCGGCCTCGACCTCTTGGAGCCAGCCGCGCGCGATCATCGCGGCGACAGACTTCTTCGCGGCGGCCCCGTGCAGCCCGTCGGGCAGTGGCATGGCCAGATTGCCGGGACGGGTGGCCGCGCGGCTGAGGACGATGGACTGGGTATCGGTGAGTTTTGGCATGGGAGCCTCTTGTGCTGACGGGGCGGCGCGGTATTGCGCGGCCTCCTACCGGGTGAAGCCCGCCAGTCGGCGGGCCATCCGGGGTCAAAACCGGACGGGTTACTTTTCGTATTCACCCTCGCCGAAAGCGCTGTCTGTGATGCGCTTGAGCAAGCCGTTGTAGTGATCCAGCGTGCCGACCATCGCCCAGCCCACCTCGTCGGGATGGCAGTTGAAGTGGTCGTCGCTGAGTGCCTGCAGGCGCGCGAGCCTCTCGTCGATCTCTGCTTTCTTGCCGATGAAGGCGTTCAAAGCGTTCGACCGGTTCCTCGAACCGGTGGCGGAACCGGTCTCACCCTTGTTCCTTCGTGCCTTCTCGGCGCGCAGCTGGTGGCGGGGCGTGGTTTGCGGGTTCAGGCGGGTCATGGTCTGGCTCCGTTGGGTGGGTTGCATCGCTTCCGTAGCATCATGATCGCTCTGGCGGACCGGAAAGTGTAGGCAAATCAGCATCATAAGATTGCGTTCTGCCCCGGTTCTGATCAGATCAGCCCCATGCCCGCCAGCACGGTGCTGGCGGCGGCAAGCTGACTGGTGGGCAGTTCGATCTTGAGATGCGAGATCACGTCCGACGCCTCGGCATCGATCCCGGCCTCGCGCAGCGCGGCCTCGATGGTGTCGGCGACGGCGTCGGGGTTCTTGCGACTCAAAGGGTCGGGCAGCGTGTCGTGATCGATGCGGATGGTGGTGATGGCGGTCATGCGGTGTCTCCGTGCTGCTGTTCCATCATGGCCACGATGGCGCAGGCCATCCCGCCGAGGTATTCGCTGCGGCGAAAGACGATCTCGTCTATGTCGTTTGCCGTGGTGATCGCGGGATCGACCGCGAGGTCCTCTGCCATATGCGGCAGCAAGCGGGCGGCCTCGGTGTTGTAGCGTTGGGCGATGGTCATGGGCGTGTCTCCGATCAGGCTGTGTTGTCCTGATCCGAGAATCGCTCCGATCCGGAGCGTAATCAACTGAATTAGACGATCTTAACCGTTTATATTCAACGGACTAAGGGGGCGCATTGGGTCATGGAAGGTCTCTCTGAGCGTGCCTATGCCGCGCATTCCAGGCTCTCGCGCGGGGCCGTGCAGAAAGCGCGCAAGACGGGGCGGCTGGTGCTGTATCCGGACGGCTCGATCAACGCGGCCGCCTCGGATGCGCGGCGAGCAGAGATGACGGATCCGGATCAGCAGCACAGGTCCGCGGGTGGTGTCGGGAATGGCGACACGGCTGGCGCGGTTTCCGGTCCCGGCGACAGCGCCTCGTATCTGAAGGCCCGCACAGCGCTGACGGTCTACCAGGCGCAGGAGCGTCAGCTATCGATCCAGCGCAAGAAGGGCGTTCTGGTGGATCGCGCGCGGGCCGAGACGCTGGTCTTCCGCCTCGCGCGGCAGGAGCGCGATGTCTGGGTGACCTGGCCCACGCGCGTGGCCGCCTTGATGGCCGCGCAACTGGCCGCAGAGATGGAAGCCGCATCAGGGGAGGCCGTGACGATCGAGACGGCGATCCTGCAAAGGGTGCTGGAAGCGCATGTCCGAGAGCAGCTCACCGCCCTCGCAGACCTCCGGGTCTCGCTTGAATGACGGACATCATGACGAGGGATTGAACGGCGACGACCTGACCGCGGACCTTGATCTCGGCTTTGAGGGCGCCGAGGTCATCCTGCGCGCCTGGCGGCGCGGCCTAGGTCCCGATCCGGATCTGACCGTGTCGGGCTGGGCGGATGCGCATCGCTGGCTGTCGTCGCGCGCCTCGGCCGAACCCGGGCGGTACCGCACCGTGCGCACGCCCTACCTGCGCGCCATCATGGATGCGCTGTCACCCGGCCACTCCGCACAGCGGATCTCGTTCATGAAAGCCGCGCAGGTGGGCGCGACCGAGGCCGGCAACAACTGGATCGGGTTCGTGATCCACCACGCGCCGGGGCCGATGCTGGCGGTGTTGCCCACGGTGGAAATGGCCAAGCGCAGCTCGCGCGGGCGGATCGATCCGCTGATCGAGGACAGCGCGGCGCTGAAGGAGCGCGTCAGGCCCGCGCGCTCGCGGGACGCGGGCAATTCGATGCTGTCCAAGGAGTTCCCCGGCGGCATCCTCGTGCTCACCGGGGCCAACTCGGCCACCGGCCTGCGCTCGATGCCGGCGCGTTACGTGTTTCTCGACGAGGTCGATGCCTATCCGGCCTCGGCCGACGAGGAGGGTGACCCGGTCACGCTGGCCGAAGCCCGCACCACCACCTTCGCGCATCGGCGCAAGGTGTTCATGGTCTCGACGCCGACCATCCGCGGGCTGAGCCGCATCGAGCGCGAGTTCGAGGCCAGCGACCAGCGGCGGTATTTCGTGCCGTGCCCGCATTGCAAGGCGATGCAGTGGCTGCAGTTCGAGCGGCTGCGCTGGGACAAGGACCAGCCGGAGACCGCAGCCTACCATTGCGAGGGCTGCGCGCGCCCCATCGCCGAGCATCACAAGACGGCGATGCTGGAACGGGGCGAGTGGCGGGCAACAGCGACGGCGACGGACCCGACGGCCATCGGGTTCCACCTCTCGGCGCTCTACTCACCGATCGGCTGGAAAAGCTGGGCGCAGATCGCGCGCGACTGGCTGGCAGCACAAGGCTCGGACGAGATGCTGCGCGCGGCGCGCAACACGCTGCTGGGCGAGACATGGGTCGAGAGCGGCGAGGCGCCGGACTGGCAGCGGCTCGCGGACCGGCGCGAGACCTATCCGGCACAGATCCCGGAACAGGGTCTGTTCCTGACCGCCGGCGCGGATGTGCAGAAGGATCGCATCGAGGTCGATGTCTGGGCCTGGGGTCGAGGTCTGGAAAGCTGGCTCGTGGATCACATCGTGATCCCGGGTGGGCCTGACGATCCCGCCTGCTGGGAGACGCTGACGGCACTGCTGGGCCGTACATGGACGCACGAGAAGGGCGCGGTCATGACATTGGCGAAACTCGCCATCGATACCGGCTACGAGTCCGCCGCCGTCCATGCCTGGGCGCGTCAGCAGGGCACGGCGCAGGTGGCGCCGGTCAAGGGGCTGGAAGGCTTCAACCGGGCGACGCCGGTCTCGGGGCCGACCTTCGTCGATGCCACGGTAAACGGCCGCAAGCTGAAACGCGGCGCGCGGCTCTGGAGCGTGGCCACCGCCACCTTCAAGGCCGAGACCTATCGCTATCTGCGGCTGGAGCGCGCGACAGAGGAAGAGGCACCCAACCCGGCCGGCACGATCCACCTGCCTGACTGGGCCG